CCCGGACGATATTTAAATCGTTCGATCTTTTCGAATGGTGGAGCGTGGGCCTACGCAGAGCAACAAAGCTCGTGCAAGGTTCACGCAGGTACTGCTCTACCATTAATTCCCAGAAAAGATCTCGGCCCATAAGGCCGGGCGCGGAAGCCCAGTTCCAAGACGAACTGAATCTTCGACGTACTTTAGCCCGAGAGGCACCTTCAATACGAAGGGCAATCCGGCCGTTCCTAATAAAACCTCCAAGGAACGTGATGAGAAGCCCAGGTCCGTTATACACGAACCCAGGTAAAGTCCCGTGAGGGACAACTTCGCCATCAGCCTTGTCGTCTGGAATGCGAAAAGACTTCGGTACGGCACAAAGGGCAAAATACCCCTTTATACCGTTAGAAAACCTTAGTCTTTCAGCTCTCCGGCTAGGGTCATCAGACCCCTCGCTAAGTAATGATTTCCGATCTTTAGGCGCAATAGAGCCTCTCTGTAAGAGAGCTCTTCTGAGCTTAGGATAGAATTCATCATATAGTGAGGATGACATCTTGAAGCCTTCTGCGTCACCATCACTATATGGAACGATGAGCCTCCTTTCGGGGGACAAAGAACTATATAGCGAAGATGTCGTTTTAGGTAAGAAGATGCCTGAATCTGATGACCAGCGGACGATGCGGTTGAATGCAGAGTAAACGTGCGACTCATGTGAGAGCTCCTTAATGTAAATGCCACGAATTTGATGGCCTTTAAAATAGTCGCCACCACATGACTCTCGAAAACTTCCTGAATTGAACGATTTGCTTTCGTTCACAGTAAAGCCAAAAAGTTCTAAGCAGCTGGTTATGAAATTATAAGTCTCTTTCAAGACAATAATGTCATCGCCGAAAACTGCGAAGTTCTGAGGGCCGTTCTGTTTCGTACCGTACTCGGGTTTTATGCCGAGAACACGGTAACAGGAAGTGACGAGCGATGCGAAGATCAAAGTCATAAGGGGAAAAGTAAAAGCATTACCCATTGACGAGATCATCTCCAGTTTAACCTGTCTACCATCAGGAAGAGTAGTAGACGGCGAGCGAGCAAGCATTAGCCACCTGAAAAGAACGTCAGGCACTAATAGCTTCACAAGCTCAATGGAGATACTGTCTGACGCGCTAGATAAGTCGATGGTCCCAAAAGAACCATCAGCAGAACCTATGCGTGCCAGCTTACGATTGAGTCTAGGCTGCTTCGAAAGATCGATATGATACTTTCTCTGAAGCTCTTTCTCAAGGTAGGCACCGATGCCCTTCTGAAATAACATATTCAGAGTAGGTTCGGTACAGATAGATCGCGATACATCGCGCGTTTTAGGAACAAATGACAAAAGGCTCCCTGCTACTATAGAGTCCCCTTTGTGGGCCTTGCGAAGAAGCTCGGCCTGAGAAACCAAAGGTTGATCTACAATAGCACACCGGTATTCCCGGTATAGACGATCAGACGTGCGCGAAAGTGGGCTGTTGAAGAGTTTAGTATAGAAATCATACGACTCACAGCCAACATTTGCACCCGGCCCTAAGCCGAACCCAGCCGAAACACTGGCAAGGTCAAGCTTAAGGTCAGGACCGCGGAAAACAATATCGTCGAACGAGGCTTTTACCTCATTAATAACAATATCGTGAAAGATATGAACCGGCCGACAGCAATAAGTCCGACAAGAATCGTTAGAAACAAGAAACTTGTCAAGGCATGTTGCGTTAGCTGATTCACTAACTGTCTCATCGACAAACTTCTTGATAAAGCTTTCGATGATCCAGATCTTTCTCGCGGTTCCGACATGCAAGTCACTGGTAAGTGGCTGGGATACGATTCCGAGATCGTCAAGCAGGTTTTGGTAAAGACTAGTAATAGCATACATAGACTTACTCCAATAATGTGAAAGATGAGAAGCTCCCAAGCTTGTTGCCAAAGGAAAAACTTTATTAGGTTGATCCCTCAACAACGAGTTCAAAAGCCTCTCAAAAAAACACTGCCCTCTCCACTAACGTAAGTTAGAGGAGACCAGTGACGGCCGTATCACCTGCGCCAGATGAAATCTGGTTGCAGACGCCGACAAAAGCCGACATCAGTGCACGTACGTCTACTGGTGAAGCCACATCCGCACCTGCAGCAATGCCAATTTCGGCTTTGACGTAGGAAATCGCGGGTGGTTGTCCAGCAAGAGGAACTGTGCCTTTTCGCACAATAACCTTGTAGACATTAATGGGCACATTGGGGAGTAAGCCAGTGACGGGATTGGGTTTTCCCAATACCTTGAAAGCTTTAGGCTTCCAAACCGACGCTGTAAACGGCGAAGATGCCGAATGCAACGCTGGCGTATTACCAGCTCCACCGACCGCGGTCACCGCCCATTGCTTCATGTTCACGTCCGTGCTCTGATCGAGCACGTTCGTGTAGGATGGTGACGTAAAGCCAGTTTGTGCCCCGCCCGTTATGGGCGAGGTAACGTTCATGGTCATAAGATCATGGTCCTCAGAAAAATAACAGGTGAACGAACTAAAGAAATTGATTAGTTCGCATACGCCCCTGAGCAAGAAACAAAGCTGCCATATTCCCCACTTGACGTGGAGTATCCGGAAGCCGGAATTGAAGAGAAGGATAATCAATTCCACTTGTTCTTAAAACAGAGGAAACTTCAGACTGGTAAGTACCGATGTCCTGTCTCCCTGCAGACACAAACTGAGAGCCGTAGAAGGCAGCATTATAAGGCACATCTACTCTGGAAGTAATCTTGCGAATACATCCTTTGTAAACTGTCTTACTTGCCCACTTCACACCAGCCATATCAGTTGTGTAAGCTTCGAGAACTGAGTTGATATTTAAGAAATAATCAACTAGGAAAGACCAAGGTAATAGCTCCCAAACGGTTGGTATGAAATTCTGCCATGAAAATCCGCAGAGTTCAATCAATCGATCGGTCGTATTAGCTGGTGCAGTCATGGCAGCAGAAACACCCACTTTATAACTGACGCGAATGAGGTGTGAGTCGCGAATAGACCACTTCGTATAGAAGCCGGCCTGCGACGCACCCAAATTATCGACAGCATCTAAAGTGACTAGCTCGTGTACACCAATAGCAGAAACACGTTCTGAACGAGGTTCAGAGGTGAGTCGTGCTAAGGCAACGGCGCCATTCTTGATGTCTGAAACAAGAGGGGCCCATCCGAAACTGTACTCGAGCCAAGTGTCCGACAGCATCTTTATAATCTCGGCCTTCTTGGATAGATTTTTTCCACTAGGTTGCCAATTGCCAAACGCGTCTCTTACGAAACGTGTAGAGCGGGGCCGCTTAGCGATGCTTTTCAGGTTTTTCTCGACCTGAAGCATATATTTTCCAAGAGACTTTTGAAATTCAGCTGCCGGACGTCTGACCATCTTAAGCGACTCTCTAAGTTCTCCGAGAAACGTTGGACCGGAAATCTGGTACACCGCATTACGGATTGCCTTAAAAATCGCCGCCGATGCTCGGTTATTCGCTTCAAGTGCACTAGCGCCAATGGCGTTTGGGTAATTAACGACATAATACGATCCAGCAACCGGATAGGAATCCGATAGCTCGACGATTTTGTCTTTAAAAGGCCCGCTAGTGGGACGAATGAAGATTGACCCGGTTTTAATCCGGCCCAATCGACGTTCATACTTATATGCCGAAAAAGCGTTGACAGCATTTTCTCCACGACTAACAAAATCGCGCCACTTTGGCCTATCAGTGCCTGTCTTGGAATATGAATTCCAAAGCGGGTAAAACCGATTGGTTATAGTTTCGCCTTGTGAGTTATGGATAATCTGATTAATGGCTTGCGCCACGTCATACGTTTTAGTAGTCATATAAGTGTCTCGAAGCCGGTGCTTACTTAACACCGTCTGATTAATAGCACCATTATGCCTAACCTTCCTACTAGGATCACGTGCTCAAAATACATGAGTATAGGCGTCCTTTGGATATTTAGGTAAATAGAGCTAAGGGTAACAGAAACCCAAAGGGGCCCCCGAGAGGGG